AAAGTAATACTAATGAAGTGGGGGTATGAACCCCTCTTCAAACCAGGCTCTCATAGTGTAGTGGTCATCACTTTGGACTTTGAATCCAACAACCCTGTTTCGAATACAGGTGGGAGCTTTATCCGGCCTTAGCTCAGATGGAAGAGCAATGGATTGTAGTGGTATGAAATGAATCCTCCATGGGTCAGGTGTTCGAATCACCTAGGCCGGACCCATTCACCTATCTTCTAGTGGTTAGGAATGTCGGCTGTTAACCGATCAACCAGAGTTCGAATCTCTGTGGGTGAGATTATCTTTTTAAATGTGTTGTTCCGTATTTAAAAAGATAACATTTGCGCGCGATTTTGAGTAAATAAATATATCATAGTATTGTAAAGCCCCCATAGTTCAAAGGTAGAATGTGGATTTAGTATTTTACATAAACAGTCCAAGAAGAGAGATCGATACTCTCTGGGGGCAAACGGGATGACGCAGAGGTTTAGCGTGTCGGGCCCATAAAACGCGTGTGTTTTATCAGGTCACCCGGAAGTCGAATGTTCGAATCATTCTCCCGTTAATTTTTAGAATCTCTCCAGGTTGTAAAAATTATACCTTTCTTTTCAACTGAAACACGTGTTCGACGACGATACTCGCACCCATGAACGTCAAAATCGCGTTATCGTATTGAAATCCGTACGCCACGAGCGCGAAACCCCAGATAAACGCCAACAGATCCGTCACGGGTGCCGCCATGTAACTACAGTTCGACTCGGTTGGTAACGATGCCTCCATGATTTGATAATATGCATACCCAGCGATGGTAGATAGCACCAGAGCAATGGTATGTTTATTCATGTGATAACCCCACATAAAAAAATAACCTCACTATATATAAAATGTCTGGTGGTATTGCCCAACTCGTCGCTGTCGGTGCCCAAGATGCCCATCTCGTCGGCCAACCTGAAGTCAGTTTCTTCAGATCTAACTATCGTCGTCACACGAACTTCGCCCAAACTGTGGAGCGCCAAGTGCTTCAGGGCACTCCATCCGCGAACGGCATCTCCACCGTTCGTTTCGAACGCAAGGGTGACTTGCTCGGATACTGCTACATCACGCGCCGTAACCCAAATGCTTACAGCAAAAGCACGTGGGCCTCGCGCATCAAGAAGGTCGAGCTCTTGATTGGTGGCCAAGTCATCGATGAACAAACGTCTGTGTTCTCTCAGAACATCGCACCAGTCACGATGGCCCAAAACTACACGAAGTCTCCAATTGCGAACAACGCGGACTGTTCGTTCTACCCACTCAGATTCTCTTTCTGTGAAAACTGGCAATCCGCGATCCCATTGATCGCACTCCAGTACCACGATGTGGAATTGCGTATCACGTGGAACGCCCCAATTGACACGGATTACGAAGTCCACGCGCAGTACATATACTTGGACACGGATGAACGCACCACTTTGGCGTCGCTCCCACAAAACATGGTGATCACCCAAACACAGAAGTCTATCGCGTCCATCGCCGCCATCCAAGAGGTGAACTACAACCACCCAATCAAGTACATCGCGTCGTACGATAGCGGTGGTCACGGTTTCTCCTCTGGCAAGGTCAAGTTGCAAATCAACGGTACCGATGTCGCGGATGCCAAGCCAGCGAACCCACACTACATGGGGTGCAGCTTGTACTACCACACCTCTTCGTCCACGATTGATGTTTCAGATGAAACCATCTTCTTGTACCCATTCTGCCTCGAGACCTCCAAGCTCCAGCCAACCGGTTCTCTCAACTTCAGCCGATTGGACTCTGCGCGATTCGTTACTGATTCGGGTACCTTCGGTGAAGACATGTACGCTGTCAACTACAACATTCTCCGCATCGAAAACGGTATGGGTGGTTTGATGTACTCGAACTAAATTTATTTACACACTAATAACAAATGCTGTGGAAGTATTTGTTTCTTCTAGGATTTGTGTTCGTACTCACGTACGATCCAAAATCCAGGACACTCGAAAATTTCATCGCACCGAATGCCCCGTGTAGAGAAGGACATTATCAGGAGGTGCAATTCGCAGAAAAAGGTTATCCATGCCCACAGAACAAACAAACACATATGGGCGCAATTATATCTACTTAAAAAGATTCAACGTTTCTATTACATAAATATGTTGTCCTTCGACCGAGAGACTCTCACGATCGTGGCCATCGTGACGTGCATCGCCGCGACTGTGTACATCTATAAGGAATTCTCCAAAGCTAAAGATGATATCGAAGGTATCAAAGGTTTCTGTAATAAACTCGTTCAAGCGCACACCCCACCCCAACCCCGTCCAACGACCTCTAAGACCATCGCCGTAGAGGAAGACGACGAGGATGATGAACCAACTCCCGTAAACGCCGAGTCGGAGGAAAATTAACATCTCCGGAAATTATAACTTGCGACCAGCGCAATGAAAAAATACAAGGCCATCGCGATACCGGTAACATTTACGGGAGATAAACCAAGGTTCCTCACAGTGAGAGATAAGCGCTTCAAAGATTGGATATTTGTCACGGGAGGGTGTAGACGACGGGAGATTTTTAATCCCATTCGTTGTGCTCTCCGTGAACTCGAAGAAGAGACGCGTGGGGTCGTGTCTCTTAAAAGAGGTGAATATACAGAATTTAAATTTACAGTCAAAGAGAGTCCCACAGTGGACCTCGAATATAACGTATTCGTATTCTTTGTGAATTACACGAAACCAGAACAATCCGAACTCGTTAAGAAATTCAACGAAGAAAAACAAAAAATGATGATTAAAAAAATACAAAAGCAACCCATCAAGCGCACACACGATGAAAACGATTTCATGGCTTTCGAAACACTTCAGGAGTTTCGGTCAAAGAAACAGTGGGATAGGATCACCAAAAATATCCTAGAAAACCCAGAATTCTATGCGTGTGTGACTTCTTTGGATAGAAAATCCTTTGCTATAAAATAATGAAGTCCAAGAGTTACATTCTCATGCAAATCAAGGACTTGCTTTTAAATAGACGTGATTACAGCGAACGCAGGGCATCTGCATACATCGAAGATGTCAAAGAAAAAACAGTCTACGAACTCTTAACCTTGAAAAAGGAACTCAATGAATCAGAGGAACTGTATCCAGACGTGTCTCTCATGCGTACCATAAGACACGGCATAGAAGATGAAGATGATTAAAAAAATGAATAGATGTATTGGTAAGTAAGGATGTTCAGAAACTGGTGCAAGACCAATGGTTTCTGCAAAGCTACCAATCTATCACATGTGCTCATGGACGGCGGTGTCCTATCCGTGCCTTTTGATAGATTGAATGACTTTTATGAAAAGTATGTGGAGTGTATAAACTCGGGCGAAAAGCTCTTCGTGGTCGAACAAAAGACTGTGGACGCGTACAACTTTTTCGTGGACCTCGATTACAAGGATGACGACGCGATGACTATGGAAGAAGTCGAGCGCGTGTGTCGTGTCATTTGTGATAAAGTGTCTAAATACGGTGGAAAGGACGCCCTCGTCTCCGTTGCAAAACCAAAACCTGTGGGTGACCTCATGAAAACGGGTGTACACATCAATTGGCCCGATTTTCCAGTCAATAGATCATCAGCCATCGCACTCCGTCAGCACATCATATCTACACTAACACTCGTGTACGGTTCCAAAGATTGGGAAAACATTGTGGATTTATCCGTGTATGGAAGCAGTGAAAGGAATACAAAAGGGAGTGGTTTCAGAATGCCTTGGTCACATAAGAAGGGTAAACACGAGGCGTGTAATGGTGCGGGGTGTGCTGCATGTGATAAGGGAAAGGAAACACAGGGTGAGTATTTGCCTGTATTCATTTACAAACATGGTCCACTCGCTATGTTTCAGCGAGTTTCACCCGAACCGAGTGTGAAACTCATGCACATGGCCACACTCCGAACACAAAACGTGGAACCAAAGATCATTGAAGGAACAAAGAAGGTTGAGGGTACGTTCACGGCCGCGCAGACCAAAAATGAGTTCACGGATCCAGAAACATTGGCGCTTCTAGAAACCTTCATTCGACGAAACATGGATGGTCAAGTGAACGCGAGGGTCACAAAGATTTACAAGGAAAAGAACAGTTATCTCGTGGCTACGACGTCCAGATATTGTGAAAATACAAAGAGACAACACGGGTCAAATCACGTGTGGTTTCACATTTTAGGAGACACCATCTGCCAAAAATGTTTCTGTAGATGTGAAACCATTCGCGGGCGTCACTACGGATTCTGTAAAGACTTTTCAGGACGCAGACACCAACTCCCAGAAAACATCGTGGAAAAGCTCGACGTCACGAAGTACAAACCCATTCCAAAAAAGAAGGTGGAACCTAAACCCACCAACGATGTAAAGGGTGATCTCAAAAGGTACATCCAGAGACACATACTCAAGGATGTAGAATTTGACATCACGGACATCAAGAAACAAAAGGGTATCAAGAAGAGAGCCATACACACAAATCACGTGTGTACCGCATGTT